TTAATAGGTGGCCTAAAGCTGTGCGGAATGTTGTTGAGATCGGTCATCAATGTTCGACAGCTACCAAGGAACATGTACAGAGAGCAATAGTCCAGTCAATTGCATTTGTAACCTTTCATCTTAGGGATATTAACAGCGGTGCTGAGTTTCTTGAACATTGCAATATTTTCCCCCTCAGGGGCTTGTATTGGCTTTGTAATTGGCACGTTTTGCAGCACGATATTATCAGTGTATCTGGTATACGTCAACCTAAGGACTCTGGTTCCGCTACAAGGAGTTTTACGTGTGAGATAGTGCAAAAGGCTAGGATTGTCTCAACATCATATAGTTCAAATGATCTGGGCATTTTTATGATGTACGGCGCAGGAACTCAGGCTGATTTCACTTATCTCCTGCCTAACAGTCGCCCAACTGGGTCTAAGGCATGTAGATGGATACATAGGAATGAGCATGGTGTTATAAATAGTCAAGAAATTAATGTAAAGCTTCAAGAGATTAGTGATGTGAGGGGCATTGGGAAATATTGGGGTGTTAAGTTTGTGTCTGAACTGCCAACAGCTAAAGGTCAATGTATGGCACCTATGATTTCTCTTGACACTCCACATTATTTGGTTGCTTTTCATAGTGCTGGTAACACTGGCGCCTTTGAAGGACGTGGTCATTGCCTCTTACGCTCAGAAGTCATTGCCACCATTGAGAGTATGCCTGATACCACTTTGAAGTTTGATGCTGCTAGCAAACGTGAACTTTATACAGGACCATATTCAATTATAGGCGATCCACATTATAAGTCACCTTTCAATTTTATGGATGAAGTTGTTTTCGATTCATATGGCGCTCATAGTGGTCATAGGAAGTTTTATAGATCATTAGTTTCAGACAGGCCCATAAGTGTGCATGTGGCCAAAATCCTAGGTATGGAGAAGAGACATGGTCCCAACTTAACTATAGGTTCATACGAGCCATGGCGGACAGGTCTTATAGATATGGGTACACCTACATATATTCCTCATAGACTTCTTAATTTGGCTGTGGATGATTACTTACGTATGGTTGATCGTATCGTGGAAGCATCTCCTGAACTTTTTGATACGGTACATCCACTCACATGGACTAATGCTTGGGCTGGTGCTGATGGGAGTTATGGGATTGATTCCATGCCTTTATCAACTAGTGCCGGTTGGCCATATAATAAGCCCAAGAGTGCGTTCATTGATCGATCGGATGTGCCACATGATAATGTCTCTGAACCATTTGTTGTGCCGGCTGAATTTCAGGATGAAGTTTTGAGGTGCGAGCAGGATTATAAGGATGGCAAACGGTGCATGTTCGTTGCACGTATGAGTTTGAAGGATGAGGCTGTTAAGTTAACATCTACCAAGCCGGCACGTCTCATAGCAGGTGCAAATATGATCCAAACTGTGATTATGAGGAAATATTACCTACCGATCTTTAAATTCATAATGGAGAATGCCTTTGACTTTGAGTGTGCTGTTGGCATTAATGCAGCTGGGTCACATTGGCAGAGATTGTCTAAGGTGCTTGAAACTTTTCGTAAGGATCGCACCATAGCAGGAGATTATGCCAAATTTGACAAAACTATGGTCAATATGATCCTTTATCTGTGTTTTAAGATATTAATACATGTTGCAGAGAAGGCTGGTTACAATGAGACACAAATTGTGACTATGCGTAGTATTGCTACTGATATTTGTGAACCTGTATATGAGTATAATGGAGATTACATTGGGGCTTATTGTGGCAATCCCTCGGGTCATCCAGGTACTGTTTTCATAAACAACTTGGGAGGCTCTATTTACATGAGGGTTGCTTATTATGAGATATATGGAGAAAAACCACCTGGAGATTTTTGTGACAATGTGAAACTCATTTGTTATGGTGATGATAATATCATGACTGTTAGTGAAGCAGTGCCTAAATTCCACCACACCAATATCCAGAAGGCTCTCGCACCCTATGGTGTGAAGTACACTATGGCGGATAAGGAGGCAGAATCTGTGCCTTACATAAACCTAGAGGATGCTTCTTTCCTCAAAAGAGGTTTTAGGTTTGATGAGGAAATTGGGGCCTATATGGCACCCCTAGATGAGCTCTCTATATCTAAGTCGCTTCATGTTGGTGTTCCCAGTAAGGAATTATCCCCAGAACAAGCCAGTGTCGAGGTGATATTTGGAGCCCTACGTGAGTGGTTCCAACATGGTCGCGTTATATTTGAAACGAGACGCGATCAATTGAATGAGGTTGTTGTGGCAGCTAATCTTGGTGCTTGGATGCCCTCACCTCTTCCTACATACGAGTCATTCCTCGATGACTATCGTACAGATAGGGATGAGCTCGACCATTCGTGGCTCGATTCTAAGCTCTCCTAGAGGAGGTTGGTTTTCTTATTAAACCGGCCGCACCCATGCGGCTTCGCTAAAAATGGGATGGTACATCTGGTTACCAATGTATTTAAATGTTGTGTCTTATTTATATTAGGCTTTTGTATCATATGTTTGCGGTGTTATTTAGCACCTGAGGACCGCCCTCAAATCACACACACCCCACCTTTCTCTAACGCGGGAATTGATGGGTTAAATATGCGTTGCCACCACTACAAATAATGGAGCTGGTAATACTCCTACAACTTACCAAACAAGCGCTGCACCACCAGTTTCTTCGAGGGGAACGGTGCAGTTTCGAGACGCCCCAGAACAATGGGACGTTGAGTTACCCTCACACTATGACATGACTAGGAATTCAGGTGTTTCTGATGCTTATGACCTAAATGATTTCTTCGCTAGGCCCATTCAAGTCAAAAATTTTACCTGGACTCCTCTCCAGACTTTGCCATTTGGCGAGACTTTCAACCCTTGGACTCTCTTTTTCACTAACAAAAGAGTAGTCAATCGCATCAGCAATTACAATTTGTTGAGTGCTCAACTCAAGGTCAAATTTCTCGTCAATGGTAACCCTTTCCTTTTTGGGAGGCTCATGGCTGATTATCAGCCATTGCATCTTGATGATACTGTAACTGACGCTTCAACGTTACCACCTGAAAACATCATAGCAGCTTCCCAGAGGTTAAACATTCTGATTGACCCTACAACGTCTCAGGGTGGTGTTATGCACCTACCCTTTTTGTTTTACAAGAATAATATGTCGGTCCCTTTGGGTGATTGGCAGAGCATGGGTCAAGTCCACATACGCGAGCTAGTTGGTCTCAAACATGCCAATGGTGCCACAGACCCCATTAACATAACAGTTAGTGTTTGGGCCGAACAAGTTCGCCTTTCTTGCCCTACTAGTACCAACTCTTTTGGCATTGTTGCCCAATCTAGTAGGACTGCCGTTGGAGAGTATTCTTCTTCTCCTGTGCAGAACATGGCATCAGCGGTTTCAGCAGCTGCTGGATCTTTGTCCAATTGGCCTTTCATTGGGCCATATGCTCTTGCGACACAGATGGTATCTTCAACCATAGGCTCCGTTGCACGTATATTTGGATTTTCTGCTCCAGCTAATATTAGTGATCTTACAACTATGAGGTCACATGCTGTCACTAGGTTGGCTAATACTGATCGTAAAGATGATGTTTCTAAACTCACGACTGACTCTAAGCAGGAGCTCACCATAGACCCTTCTGTTTGTGGTGTGCAAACTGGTGATGAGTTGGTCATATCGACTATAGCTACTAAGCAATCTTATCTCACATCTTTTGATTGGACTGTCGCTAGAGTTAATGGAAATCACTTATTTTCATGTAGGGTCAACCCCATACATGTTGTCAGTAACGGTACCAGGGAGTACATCCCAGCGTGCTCCTTTGCTGCCATACCCTTCAAATATTGGAGGGGAACCATGAAATACAGGTTTCAAGTTGTTTGTTCTGCTTACCATCGTGGCAGACTTTTGGTCACTTATGATCCTTATGTCTCTGTTACGCGTGAGTTCAACACAGCTTTTACAAGGGTTGTGGATATTTCCAACGAGCGTGATTTCACTATTGAGGTTGGCATGGCTAATCCCTTGTCTTATCTTGAGCGTTATCCATCGTTGTTTAGCAACTTCCGCACAGCTTCGGTATATCCCTCCACTCTTGATTCTGCTAACGGTTCTTTAACTTTGACTGTTCTCAATGAGCTGACTGTCCCCAACAGTCTCGCTGACAATGACATTGTTGTTAACGTTTTTGTCAGTGGCTGTGATGATCTTGAATTTGCTGTACCTACTAACGATTTGATGGCTAACTTGGTGTTGCATTCAGCTATTGAACCTCAGTCTGACAGAGAGCCAGTGTCAGAGGTCATTCCACCTGCTGAGAATGATCCCCTTGACGCAGCTCCAATTGAGCAGGCCAACTCCTGCTTGGATGATGATTCTACCAATTTGGTGTACTTTGGTGAGAGTGTCCCTTCTTTTAGGGCTCTCCTCAAGAGGTACAATTATCATTCATCTGCATTGGCTATTGGATCTGCCATCGGTAATATTTGGAGGGTCGTCCAACCTGACTTTCCTGATCCCCGTGGTTATTATACATGGGGTGCTAATTCTGATGGCACTGACAAAGTCAATTATAATCCTACCACATTGCTGAATTATTTGGCCCCTGCATATCTTTGTAGGCGTGGTGGTTTGCGCTCTAAATACATGTTCACTGGGGACATAACAAGTACTACTCCTTGTATAGTTGTTCGTGAAACCGATGTCGGCGATGATCGCCATTCCAATTCAGAGATCGGTATCAACATAACAGATAAGAATTTGTACGCGTTAGGACGTCAGAGTTCTTGGCCCATGTCTTGGCCAGGTGCTGAAGTGACGGATTTGAACATTCAGAGCACAATTGAGGTAGAATTGCCTCACTATAATAACCTTCGTTTCCAAGTTGCCAAGAACGTTGACATGCCCGCCAACAATCGGGCTTTCAACGTCAACTGGCATAGCATTTATACTACTATCACCAGCGGTTCAACCCATTCTGTTGACCGTTATGTTAGTGTTGCTGAAGACTTCAACCTTGTTTTGTTTCAAGGTTGTCCAGTCCTTGGAGAAAAGGATTTTTAAAATCTCACATCGGGCGTGAGATCTCCATATGGAGTTTGCCCGCATTTTATATTTTCGGATTAAAGTGCGTGCGCACTTGTCCGAACTTTCTTAATGTGCGGTGCCACCGGCATTGTAAATATTGTATATATAGCAAGGGATTTTCAACCTGTCTGTTTCTAGACAGGGGAGTTTTTGTTCCCGTTTATTTTGTTTGCA